CCCCTACCTGGGAGGTCAATCCTACAGTTCCAGCGTCCTACTACAAACAGAAGTACCACTCTGACCCGGTGGTCTTTTCAGTAGAGCACGGGGCACAGTTCTCCGACCAGGTGTCCGGTTGGATTGAGCGTGAGACTGACCTGATTGCTTGTATCGATCCCAACTTACGTCCCAAGGATGCGGGGCCAGCCAGGGCTCCCCACCAGATGGGCATCGACGTTGGGTTAGTAGACGACGGGACAGCCATAGCCATCACTCACCTTGAGGGTGACACGGTGGTGCTTGACTACCACGAGATTTGGTACGCTGGCATGGACTGGCGGGAGGCTAACCCTCATCTGGACGGTGCTTACTCGGTTCCTTATGCCAGGACCATTGCCAACGTAGAGAGACTGGACTTTGATGAGATCGCTCTCTGGATCGAGGCACTCACCAAGAAATTCCACATCACTGACGGCCTGTTTGACCGGTGGAACGGCATCCCCCTTGAGCAGGCGCTTCACAAGAGGGGGTTGAAGCAGTTCAAGACCGAGTTCTTCACTCGGGATCAGTCGAGCAAGATTTACCAGTCGGCCAAGATGTTCATCTTCGATGAGAAGATCCGGCTGTACGACTGGCCCCGTGAGGACAAGAAGCACAGTCCCCTGATCTCTGAGATTCTGACCCTACAGGCCAGGCAGATCAGCAAGAACCAGGTGATGGTGGAGAAGCCCAAGAAGGCTGGGGCCAAGGACGACCAGTCCGATGCTCTGGTGAGAGCTATCTGGCTCTCCACTGAGCTTCTCCTCAACCAGAAGCATGTGAGCCATGGTTATGGCACCTACCGTCCCCACGTGGCTCCCAACGTCACTGTGGGGCACTACCAAGCCAGCAGGGCACGACAACACGGAGGCTTCTCGGACAGGACCGTTCCCCGTAGGATTGGCCTGAGGGGAGCCCGGTGATGGACGACCCTGAGAAGACCCCTCTGTTCTTCGCCAACAAGGTAATTCACAAATTTGTGGACAACCTGCTAGGTCGGAGCATAGATAGCAAGCAATGTCAGGCTATCCGTGTGGTGTTCCGCAAGCTGGGTGGCCAATGGGCTCAGGTTGTCGCTGGCGACCCCGTTCACGTTGGTCTCTTGATTCGTATCATCAAGGGGTGGGGCAAGTCGCAGCAGAAGCCCGAGCAGCAGGAAGAGTGGGAGTAGCCTGATGCCTGAAGTAGCACAGCAACTCTCCAACGGCCTGATCCGCACCATCCGCATCCAAGAGGAGGAGCGGGTTGAGCGGCATGCAAAAGAGGCCAAGACCCTCATCGCTGGGATGGATGAGGCCCGAAAGACCATCGAGCAAGAGACAGTTCGGTTAGCGGACCTCTCTCAGAGGCTACGCACCCATGCTCTACGTCAGAAGGACGATATGACCCCGGGGTACCTAGCGTACTCCAACGCTTACATGCGGATCTGTGGGGCTTTGAATCAGGGCCTACGTCGGACTGCGTCGATGGGGCGGGTCTTGGATGCGGCCAAGGCCAACCAAGAGGAGTCCAAATTGCGGGAAGCCCGTGAGGAGGAGGGGCGTCGTATGCGGGCTCAGAACCGTGAAATTCAGAAGCTATCGCTACCTACCAATGACGATTTCGACCTTGTCTATGGGGACGGCAGCGGAGAGGTGACCCATGCCGAGTGATAGATTTACCAACAGCAATGGGGGCTACCTCGTTAAGACGACCTCCAGGGTGCCTGCCCAGAGGCCCTACGTTGCTAACCATAACAATTCAGGTCTGACCGAGAAGGAGAAGATCGCTCGTCAGATCAAGAGGACGGCTGCGGGTAATGATCGCATGGCCGGAGCCTTTGGGGGCGGGGGTGGTGGGGGAGGCTTCGGTAACACCACTCTATCCAATCAGGGCAGCTTTTACAGTGCCCAACTCTCTACCGACTTTCTGGAATTACCTCAAAGCCTCCGTGAGAGGCGAGAGGTCTATCGGCACTTCTACAATGCTGATGAGATCGTAGGTCAGGCCATTGACCTGCATACCGAACTTCCTCTGTCGAAGCTTCGTCTGACGACTCCTAAGCCGACCACGATGCCTGACGGCTTCGATAGTCCAGAGGACTATGGGAAGTACATCCTCGACTTCTTCCAGGGGATGTGCAAGCGGATCAAGCTCTTTCAGCGGCTCATCACCGCAAGCCATCACTACTGGCTGGACGGGACTAGCTGCGTCTTTGCCGAGGACAGCTCGGTTGACGTTCCTCCGGATGTGGGACACCAGAGGGTACAGATCAAGCAGGCCGTACTACTGGAGGACGGGTCCGCTACCGAGACGGTCCAGGAATCTTGGCAAGAATCCCCTGACCGTGAACAGCAGGAGCTAACCCACTACGCTCAGAACTACCAAGGGTGGTCTCGGCTCATCATCCTACCTATCGACAAGGTGAAGATTTCGACCTTCTCCTTTACGGACAAGGTGAGGGTTGAGCTGATCCCCGCTGACAGGGACAGGGCGCTCATCCAGAAGGCCCTCAACGGTGACCCCGTTGCCGAGGAGATGGTCGAGGAAATACCCGAGGAAGTTCGCCAGCACATGGTGGATGGTAAATTGATTCCCTTGGGCACGGATCCTGATGAGGGGTCTTTCGTGTACCTCCTGATGGGCCGCAAAGGTGCCGACCAAGAAGTAGGATCCAGCATCCTGGATAGGTGTCACCTTCCAGGCACATCTGTACTCGCCAAGCGTCAGGGCGAAATTTGTCAGGTGGCTATTGAAGACCTGGACCCTGACACGGACCTGGTGCTCAGCCACACCGGGGCATGGCGTGAGTTTGAGGTAGGTGTTCGAGCTATCTCAGAGGACATCTCTTTGCTTGACGTGGCTAAACTCCCTCCTATCGGATGCACCACAGACCACCGGTACCCTGTGCTGCGGGATGGGTCTGTCATCGAGATGTTAGCTGGAGCCATTCAGCCTGGGGACTACCTCCGTGTAGCTCAGGCTCCTCTCACAGAAACCCTACATAGTTTCGACTTGTCCGAGTTCATGCATGGGCATGAAGAGACGTACCGGGCTCGGAAGTCAGGGGGAGAGACTTCCCTGCACCTGGAGGTTGTAGATAAGTCCAGGGATACCTTCACGGTCAGCTACAAGAAGGAACAGACGAATCCGAAGACGGTTGGTCGCAAGAAGGATGTGAACGCTATCCTGGAATGGGCTGCAACTCTTACCGAGCCCGTCAAGATGCGTTCCGCTGAGGTCTGTGAGCGTTTTGACCTGCATCCCGTTACCTTGAAGGAGATTCGCCATCAGCTCGTTGAGCTTGGCTACGGGGTGACTGTCACGAAGGGGAAGTCCATTGTATTCCCCCCAAACGTGAGTGGCCTTCTCGCACCAACCAGTGTGGATCACGTTAAGAGTTTCCCCCGTCAGCTTGACCTGACCGCAGACTTCGGGTACTTCCTGGGATATTGGCTCGGGGACGGCTGGATCTCCAAGCAGGCTGGCCTTGACTACGGGACTTTAGGGTTCTGTTATGGCCCTCACGAAGCCCTGTCTGTTCTTTCAATGGAGCAGAAGATCAAGCCTATGCTGAACAAGCTAGGGGTGGCTTGGTCAGAGAGTCCCTACGATTCAAGCGCAGACCTCATGAATACAGGTGCCCTCCTCTCTGGCTACCAGGACGCCCTGGTCCGCTGGATGGCTTCCAACTTTGGGCATACTTGTGAGGATAAGCACCTGCCTGGGTGGATCTTCGATACCCCCAAAGAATTCTTGTTTGGAGTCCTCCGTGGCCTCGTAGACTCCGATGGTGACGTCACCACCAGGAAATGGGGCACATTAGGAGTACGGTTCAGCAACACAAACAGAATTCTTGCGGACCAGGTTTTCCTTCTAGGTTCATCCCTCGGCCTTCCGGTATCGAAGACCAAGCCCACCAAAGAACGCTGGGTCAAGCAGCCGCACGGAGGAATGTCCTGGGCAAAGCCCATGTACGCTGTCCACTTCTCTCATGGTCCCTCAGTCAAGGTATTCTTTGAGACGGGGTTCTTGGCCAAGCGCAAAGACCCAGAGGTCTGGAAGGACGGCCGTTCTGGTTCTCGCCACATCGAGCACGAGGGTAAACTCTACTACCGTGTTCAGGGCGTTGGGACAGCACGGCACACGGGGCCAGTGTACAGTCTCAATGTCCACGAGGATCACACGTTCTTCGCCGGAAACCTCAGTACTTTCAATTGCATACGCACTCTCCAGTATCGCGACAAGCTCCGGCAGGCTCAGACACAGATTGCTTCCAGGGCCATGACCCCGAAGCGTATCGTGTGGGCTGAGGGCCTCTCCGACTCCGACGTGGAGATGCTACGGGAGCAGGTGGACCTGGCTCTTGTGGATCCTGACTACTCCATCGTGGCCAACTATGAGGTCCACTGGGAGGAAATGGGGTCCAGGGACCGCCTCTTAGACCTCTCCTCGGAGTACGAACAGACGGAGCGAAGGCTCTTAACCGGCCTTGGGGTGACGGAGAGCCTGATGTCAGGTGAGGCTCTCTACTCGGGTGACCGCCTCAAGCTGGAGGTTATCAACAACCGGTATCTACTGTACCGTGAGGTTCTTCAGGAATACGTGGAGGAGTACCTGTTCAAGCCGGTGGCCCGTCGAAAGGGGTTCATCGAGAAGAACAAATGGGGTGGAGAAGTGGTCCTCTATCCCAAGCTCAGCTTCACCCGGCTACCTCTCAGGGACAGCCAGGACACGTTCGACGCGATGTACAACCTCTACCAGAAGGGGTCGCTGTCCATCGACGTCATCTTGGAGATGCTCAACATTGACCCTAGTGACACCAGGCTCAAGATTGAGCGGGATGTTCTCACGGTCTCTGACGCAACCTTTAACGAGGTTCTCCGGTCCCTGTACTCCGAGGTTGGCCGTGTTCTGGCCGAGAAGACTGACGTCATGGAGAGGATTGCCAAGTACCTCAAGCTGGAACTGAAGCCCGAGGAAGGTGCTCCCGCCCCCGAGGGACGCTTCTAAAAGTCGAGCCTCAGAAGATTGCTCGGTTAGCCGAGACTAATCCTTGTATCTCCCAGCTATGTAGTAAATGGATCGTCAGTCCACAAAGACCCGAGAGGAGCTGGAACAAGAGGAGGCTGCCCGCCTTGTCCGTCCAGCCCCCAAGTACAAGCCCCCACGCCGTGACCTAAGGCGGGAGCGGGACGATTCTGACCAGGAAGTGGACCCCGATGAGGCTGCCGACCGTAAAGATAGGTCGGACAACTACAAGGACGTAGGGGGTTCAACCGGGCCTAAAGGGCGGATTTCGCCGCTGGTCGAGTCTATCTTGGCCCGGTATGCCATTTCTTCTTATTCCACCCCCAGTTTGATGACCTCCGTGTCTGAGAAGGCAGCCGTTTATCATGGCGTGGCCCCCTACAATGGGACTCCTGGGTACGCCCATTGGACACAGCCCCATCAGCGGGACCTTGGGGATGGGGACTTAGAGGTCATCCTCAAGTCCGCCAAGGACTGGCTCAAGACGCCGGTTCTGTCGGTTCCTCTGGTGGATGCTAACCGGGATGTCCAGCTCCGGGCGGCTCTGGATTTGGCAATCTTTGATGGACCCTACAACGGGGCTATCCAGCCCAACGTCTACAACAAGCTCCTGGCCAAGCTAGCTGGGGTGGATGCGGACGAGACACTTTTGACACAGCGTAAGGCAACTGACTCAACGAAGGTGGCAATCCCCATGAAGGCATCGAACGAAATCCGCAAGTTGGCAGCCAAGTACGCTGCACAGGACGCTCCACTGGCATACGACCTCATGGATCTGGCGTCCAAGGTGGCACAGGAAGAGGGCCAGGACGACGACCAGGGCCAGCAGAAGCAGGCTCAGGACGACCAGGAGGGCCAACAGGATCAAGGCCAGAAGCAGGCGAACAAGTACGCTGGCCTCCGTTCGGCAGTGATCAAGGCGGCCTCAGATAACCCCGCTGCACGGGCAGCATTCATCCCAGTTCTTCAGGCTATCAAGAGCCTGGACGTCTGAATCGAAGGAGACAGGTAGAAAATGGCTATGTCAAAGCAAGCAAAGGCCAAGGTGGATTCCATCCTCGGTCGTCTCGACAAGATGGCTGGTTTCATCCAGGAGAACCGCGAGAAGCTCGGAATGGACTTCTCGACGGCCAAGGAACTGGTCAACGGCCTCGATGTCGTTGCCGATGAGATCGAGAAGATGGCCTACGGGCCGGAGTCTCTTTCCCGTCGTCAGGTCGAGGTTCTGAAGACCGCAGAGGTCATCCAGAGGGATGCCGATGAGTCCTACATGGACACCTTCAAGAACCCGATGCAGCCGATCCAGACCAACGGGGACGAGCCGTACATGTCGGCCTACGGGGATGACCAGTCCTCTGCGGTCAACCACGGCAAGTCCACGTCAGGTCGTCCTCTGGCTCCTTGAGGTTACGGATCCATGCCTGCCACCAAAACGGCTTTTATCGATTACTGGCGACTCTCCCGTGACTTTGGTCCGGGGGACGTGGTCCAGAAATTTATCCCTGGCTTCTCCGAGGTCTCTCCCTTCTACGGCCGTGTAACAGCGGTCCTGAAGGGCATTGGGTTCGTCGATGTCATGTGGCCGTTTGGTGTCGAGCGTGTCTCGCCTGAAGAGCTGGTAAGGATCAACCCTGAGTTCGCCTACTACCTGCCTCCGACTCTGGACTCCTCCTACTATCCAGGCTGGGATGTGGAGAAGTCCAGGCGGTCGTCCGCCAGAAGCCACCTCTGGCGGACGACTGAGCTTCCTCAAGGCTTCCACAAGGAGCTAGCGAGGATGTGGTCCAAGGGAGCTGGTGAGGTCTCAGCTTACGATGGGCTGTGGAACCGTTATGCCTCACATTCGGTGAACGATGAGGCACTCAGGGATGAGGTACAGAAGTGGTACCGGTTCGCCCGGAACACTGTGGACGTGTACCTCTCGGAGTTTGCCCGGAAGGCTGCCACCTATTGGGCTGCACAGAATCGTCAGCATCGGGCTACGAGGGCAGAGGTTGAGGCCAAGAAGCCCAACTGCCCCAAGTGTGGCAACACCATGAGAAAGACCCTCTACAAGATGGCCGAGGGCGAGAAGATTCATCTCTTCGCTTGCCCGAAAGACCTCTTCATCATCCGTCGGGACGACATCATGGGTCCAGGCGGGGAACCGGTGGGCTGGTGAACGGCTCCTCGGCTTCGTAGGATAATAATGGCCTTCCTCAAGTACGCCAACGCCGCTGTAGTCAAGCCCAACGTCTCGATGCCCGCCTGGGACGAGGTTCGTCATCGGGCTGTGCAGTTGGGTACCGCGTTCGACAAGAGGAAAGCTTCTCAGGTTGTGCTGAAGGAGTACGACCCGAACAAGTTTCTTTTGAGTCACTGCACTATCATCGCCTCGGTTGATACCGAGAATGGTCCTGGGCAGCTAGGGAAGCACTTCGAGGGCGGCTTCACGGTCAACCGAAGGTACGCGGACTACTACATCACCCCCAACACTTCCATCTACGTCAACAACAACCAGGATAGCTGGGAGCGGAAGATGCTCTTATCCTGCTTCAAGACGTTCGTTGGCGGGGAGAACTACGTCGAGCACCTTCAGATCCCGGAGCTGAGCAAGGGCAAGATCATTGATGCCGCTGCCAGGGACATTGGGGATTCGATCTACGTAGACATCCTTGTCGCCACTGATCGGAAGCACAAGCCTCTCATTGATGCGATTGCTTCTGGGCAGCTTGCAACTCTCTCTATGGGTTGTTCCGTCAGTCACACGACTTGTTCCAAGTGCGGGAACGTCTCAGAGGATGAAACCCAGATGTGTTCCCACATCAGGTATTCGAAGGGCAACACCTTCGTAGACTCCTTAGGAAAGACTCGAAAGATTGCCGAGCTGTGTGGTCACGTCACTGACCCAACCTCGGTTAAATTTATCGAGGCGTCTTGGGTGGCTAACCCAGCGTTCACTGGAGCAGTGCTTCGGAATATCCTCTCCCCGGCTGAGATTGCGGGGCTTACCCCCAAGATGCAGTTGGCTTTCTCACAGCCCACTCGGGTTTCAGATCCAAGCATGCTTCAGAAGGCTGCCCGTAGGATCTCACAGGATCAAAACCCTACCCAGGGGGATGTTCCTGCTGAGGGTGAAGTCCCTCCCGACCCGATGGAAACGGCTGTCAGTGAGGTGGCCGATCAGATCCGTCAGAAGGCTATAGAAAAAGTTCGGGGGGAGATGAGCCCTCAGAAGGCCGCTCCTGCTCCAGGCCCTAGCGGGTCTGAGAACATGAATGACACCCTGATCAAGTCGGCTTTAGCGAGAAATCCGGCACTTCGTAGGGCTGCGGTAACAATCGCCAAGAGCGTTAAAGATCCGCTTATAGCCCGGAGAATCATAGATGGTCTGATTTACCACCAACGCGGTGGTTGGCAGGCAGTCCAGGCTCAGAAGTTCTCCAGTAGGGAGATTCTGGCCGTCTCCAGGTACGTAGACCTCATGAACAACTACAGTCCAAGAATGGCGGGGGACAACCGAGTCTACCGTACAGTCGTGGCTGTTGGGGGTGCGGCGGCCTATTCAGATGTAGAGAGTTACCTGTACGCCTGTCATAGGGTTATGGGCAGGGACATGACACAGGCCGAAAAAGAGTCTTTAGTCGTAAAAGGACGCCTGTTCGACCTCGGACAGTAATTCCTTTTATACACCCCAATTTAGCAGGAAAGGCTGATCCACCATGCGTGAGCGTACCACTTGGAACCGTACTGACATCCAGAAGCAAGCAGCTTCGTCAAGGCGTGCAGAAGACCCCCGGGCGATGAACCAGGACCACCTGTCGCAGCAGCCCAAGGCTGATGCCTACATTACGGGTGACCCCTCGACGTTCGCTGAGGACATTCACCCGAATGACTGGAGCGTCGAATACAGTGGTGGCCAGACCTCCCGCAACGAGATCGGCATGCCCGAGATGCGGAAGGACACCTTCAACCACCCAGAGAAGACAGCCGCTCTGGATGAGGAGACCCTCGTCAAGAAGGCAGACCTCTGCTGCAAGGTGGCCCGTCAGATTCTCGGTTCCAGGGCGGTTGAGGCCGCTGTCGAGGATCAGGCCCTTGCACTCATGAACCTTTCCGACTCCGACCTGATCGCCACGGTCAACCGCATGGCTCAGGATCAGGATCAGGATCAGGATCAGGGTCAGAAGCAGGCTCAGGACCAGGACCAGGACCAGGCCAAGTCTGAGGACCAGGCCAAGGCCAAGCAGGCTCAGGATCAGCAGGGTCAAGATCAGGACCAGTCCAAGCAGGCCAAAGACCTTCCGCCCGAGTTCCTTGAGCAGATCCAGAAGAAGAAGGATGAGGCCAAGGACAAGGACGACAAGAAGGAAGCTGGTCGCAAGGTTGGACAGCTAGAGCAGATGGCTCAGCAGATCCAGATGTTGTCCCAGCAGATCCAGCAGATGATGCAGTCTCAGCAGCAGGGTCAGGGTCAGGGTCAGCAGGTTATGGAGCAGGCTCCACAGCAGCAGGTTGAGCAGTCGAACGATCAGATGATCGATCAGATGCTTTCTCAGCAACAGGCTCCAATGCAGGACCAGGCCAACGACTTCGGTATCCAGATGGATTCCCCCCAGATGGACATCGGAGAGGTCGGCATGGGTCCGGAGGACGACGTTCTCACAACCCTCTTTGCCAACAACACTGAGGTACAGAACGCCCAGCAGGCCCATACCCTACAGCACGGGGCTCCGGCTTCGATGCAGTTCCAGGCCAGTGGCCCAATGGCCCGTACAGCCTCGACCCGCACGGTCGGGACTCGCCCCACGGGTGGAGTTGCATCCATCGGTGGCCTCGGCTCTTCCCAGTCGGGTGGGGACGTAGAAAAGCTCTCCAATCTCTGGAACTCGGCACCGGACGTTTCTGACGTTTTCCGGTCCTGAACAACAGAGCAAATATAGATGTACACCGTAACCCCAGCAATTCACTGACACCAAAGGACAACCAAAATGGCAAATCCGCTAGGTGGACAGGGCTCGGGTGACTTCCGGGAGACCTCTGGCCGCGTTCAACTCTTCCACATGGGCACCCGCAACAGCGTTGGTGTTCTGACGGCAGATGCGTTCACGCAAGCCAACCCTCCCATTGTCACTGCCGGTGCCAATGTGTCCTCCACTCTCTCAGGCATCACGAAGAAGGGCGTCTTAGGCAGCACTGTTGCCTTCACCCGCCCGGACGCAGGCAACGGCTTTCACGGTGGACCTGTCCTCGTGACGGCCGCATACCAGACGGGCCAGAAGCCCCTCGGTATCTTCATCAACGACTCGCTGGGTAACCCCTTCGAGAACACCCCCGGTGTGGCTTCCGGTCGTGGCCCCTACATCTGTGGGATGGCAACGGTTGGCCTCTCGCTCTACGAGACTCGCCACCAGAAGACCGGCTCGGCCGCAATCACCTACGCGGTGGGTGACAAGGTCTACGGCGGTGTCAACGGACTCGTAACGAACGTCGTTGAAGACGGTTACGAGGATAACGCCTCCGCAACAACCAACACGGTACTCGGTATCGTCAAGGTCGCCCCGGATGCCAACAACTCTCTCCTGGTCATTGACCTGCGAGTCTGAGGAGAAGCAGCCATGAACCAGGTATCAAACGAAGTCAAGCAGCAGATCATCTCGGAGTACATCCGTACTGCCGCAGGCCGGGCCAAGCTCGCAGCCTCGATGATTCAGCCCCTCCGTCTCCGTCGGGACTACACGGCGGTTGGTCGTAAGACCTTCCTCGTGGAGCAGCTCCCGGACGGAGCCCTTCCGATCTACGACAAGGATCCGGAAGTCACGGCATTCGTGGTTGGCGAAGAGGGTGAAAACATCCTTGCCATCCAGAAGCCACGCCGGGTGATTTTCCCGCTGTTCGAGATTGCCTCGAACCCGGAAATCCCCCTCACCCAGATCAAGGAGCGTCGCTTCGACCTCATCGAGCGTAGCCAGGATCTCGCCAAGGCGCAGATTCAGGCTGCGGAAGATGAGCGTGTGTTTGCGGTCCTGGACAGCATCGCTGTCTCGGGCTTCGACACGCTCCCCGGTCAGACCAACCCGGACATCGCCGTGGTTGCTCCAATCAGCCCAAGCGTCCTTGCGGATGCCTTCGCTGAGGTAGAGCGTCACGACCTGCGTGTTGCCCGCATCTACATGAATGCGGTTGACTACGCTGACATCCGGAAGTTCGGCAGGGACATCCTGGACATCGAGTCCCAGGCCACCCTGCTCAAGACCGGTCTCCAGGCCACCCTCTGGGGTGCTCAGATCATCACGAGCCGTCTGGTTCCAGCCGGATTCGTGTACGTCTGTGCAGAGCCGGAGAACTTCGGTCGGTTCCCGGTTCGTACCGAGCTGACGGTCCTCTCTGCGGATGACCCCAAGGCCCGGACGATTGGTTTTTCCTGCTTTGAAAATGTGGGTATCGGTGCGTTCAATCCGCGTGGATTGACCCGCCTCGTGATCACCCGCTTCTGATAACTGCTGAGTTATCGGGCACTTTGAGCCCCCAGAGCCAAAAGGTTCTGGGGGCTCAAGTGTTTTTACAACCCCTGGTTGACCTTCTCGAAACGCGAGAGTACGATTCTCCGTGCCCTTGGAGAAGTGTTGCGGCTACCGCTTGTGTGGCAAGACTTTCCTTGATGCCTCTCTGAAGCATTCCCAGAAGTTCTGCTGTCCTGAGCATGGCCGAAGGGAGAAGGCTTTCAGGACGGGTAAAGCCAAGGACGAGAGCTACTTCAGAGCTGAGAAGACGACGGGATGGAGAATCTGCCACCAGTGCCGACTGAAGTTCTTGAGGGGGCCTGGGAGTAAGACTATCCGGTGTCCCTCTTGTCTGTCCTCGAATAGGGACAAGTCTTGTCGAGCTTGTGAGGGATCCTACCGAGACGAGTCGTTGAAGAACACTCAGAGGTACTGCCCGGCCTGTCAGTCCAAGACTCCCCAAAGACCAACGGTATCTAACAGAACCCAATCAGCTCGTCGATCTCAGGTGAGGTCCGGTCAAGGGAGACTTGACTATCTGAGCACGATGACACGGTTCACCCAAACGTGGTGGGGCAGAGTGGGGGAATTGTTGTTCCTTACCCTCTACCCTGATGCCTCGGATGCTATCTGTGAGTACGGGAATCGGAGCCCCTTCGATGCCCAACACAGGACACTTGGAAGGGTCAGTGTCAAAACTACCCACACCAAGCAGAGTAAGCGTCAGAAAGCCCTTTGGAACTTTCAGCTAGGGGACTCCTCCCATAGTGACTCCACATTCCTTGTGGGCTTCTCCGAGGACTTCTTGCATGTCGAACGTGCGTGGCTGTTCCCGTCAAAGGACTTGCCTAGAAGTACCAGGGTACTGTGCCCAGGGAGTTCCGAGTACAAGGCTCAAGGGGAGATTCCAGCAGAGCAAGTAGCCGTCCTCGAACGTCAGCTCCAGGTCATCCTGAGTGCTCCTGAAGTCCCCTCTGGGGAGGCTGAGGCCAGAGTGGAGTACGACAGGATCACTCTTGGGAACATCGGTGAGGCCATCTATCAGATTCTCTACCCCACGTCTCTGCATGTGGCTAAGACAGACCCGTTGTTTCCTTGGGACTTCACAGATTCAGACGGAAGTCGCGTCAATGTCAGGGTACGTCGCAAAGGTCCACGGGACAGGTGGACGTTCTTTCGCTCCCAATCCAAAGAGACGGACGCCTACTTTTTCATCGGCCTTGGAGACGACTCTAGAGCAGTTGAAGTAGCCCTGAGGGTTCCAGCGTCCGAAATGCCACCTCATGGATTCTCCTTTAGGGAAGGCGGGAGTAAATGGAGCTTGTTCAAGGTGGGCATCGGGGACCGTAGGATGGTTTCCGAATTCGTTCAACTACCTGACCTGGAAGCCACTCATATCCAGATCACGTCTTTGACTCCGGCCACCAAGAACAACCTGTCCCAAGAGGGAGCTGTGGGGCTACTTCATAGGGCCTTTGAGTACCACCGTACTCTAGGATTCCCATTCCCGGCACCCCCTTCAGACAAACGACTGGCTTCTTGGGTGGACGGTGTACGTAGGTACTCAGCGCAAGGCAAGGACTTGCCAGTGAATAATGACGTTCTAGGGCTCTGCTCCGCTTTCATGCCTCACCGCTTTAGTGCTCGGAATGCGGATGCTGACTTCTCAGCCCTCACCGCATTCCATGATGATGTTCGCTTGAACAGGGCTCTTGAGTTTTGCCTTGGTAGTGGTCGGTTGACCCGACCAGCTCTACGGTCTGCCCTCACTTCTCTGAATCGTACTCCTACGCAATTTAGGCCAGCGGTAGCCAAAGCTCTGGTGGACAGCTATGCTCCTTCCGGGGGAGTTGTCTTTGACCCTTGTGCTGGATGGGGTGGTCGTTTGGCTGGAACCCTGATAGCTGGGAGGAAGTACCTCGGTGTAGAGCCTCTCAAGCTCACAGCAGACGCCCTGTGGAAACTTGGTATGCGGCTGTGTGAACACCTACATCTTGATAGGGATTACGTCCGAATACTGGAGTCTCCAATTCAAGCTGTCCCCACCACGTTCTTTGCTGACTTTGCTTTGACCTCCCCTCCGTACTGGACCAAAGAGATTTACGATGGGCAGAGGAGTTCGATTACTGTAGACTCTTGGGTGACCGACTTCCTACAGCCCATGTTCTTGAAGGTGGGCGCAATCCTCCGGCCGGGGGCAGCGTTTGCCGTGAACGTAGTAGACGTCAAGGATGGGCGGAAGCTGATTCCCCTCGAACAGCTAGCGGTTGAGACCGCCGAATCCACGGGTTTTAGACTGGAAGGTTCTTGGAGGATGCTGAAGGGCTCTTTTGGAAGCCAGACAGCCGGAAGGTTTGAACCTGTTTTCGTGTTCCGTAAAGCCAAGCCGGTGTAGCTGTCCAGCATGGACCCCCAATGGCCTTCCTGGAAGAAGGCCCTCACTGATGAGTTCAAGAAGCCGTACTGGCACCAGCTCACGGAGTTCGTGGCTGAGGAGTACAAGACCAAGGTCATCTTCCCTCCGGCCAGGGACATGTTCTTTGCCCTCAAGGCAACGCCTTTCGAGGACACCAACGTCCTGATCCTGGGTCAGGATCCGTATCACAACGCTGACCAGGCTCATGGGTTAGCCTTCTCGGTCCAGCATGGGATGAAGCCTCCCCCAAGCCTGGTCAACATCTTCAAGGAGCTGACCACGGATCTAGGTTGTGAGAGGCCCGGGGACGCTTGCCTGATTCGATGGGCTGAACAGGGAGTCTTACTCCTGAACACGGTCCTGACGGTCAGGTCACACGCTCCAGGCTCTCACAAGGGCAAGGGATGGGAGACCTTCACGGATGCCATTATCCGGGCTCTGAGTGCCCGTGAGAGGCCCGTGGTGTTCGTCCTCTGGGGTAAGCAGGCTCGGGACAAGAAGGCCCTGATTGACGAGACTAGGCACACGATCATCGAGTCCTCCCACCCGAGCCCCCTGACCGTCAACGATGGATTCCTCGGGTCCCGGCCGTTCTCCAGGATCAATGAGGCCCTTGTGGAGTACGGTCAGAAACCAATTGACTGGCAGCTATGAAATATCCTGGCAGATGGTGGTGGCTTGAGCCAGGTCACGAGAAGGCCCGTTGTAAGGGTCAGCGGAAGGACCCGTACATGCCTGGCCAGTGCAAGATGATGGCTATCCATGGGGGCTACTGTAAGATTCACCAGAAGAACCCACGGCCACGCTGCCCTCATTGCAAGCGGCCAATGTTTTGATACCCCCGGCTAGGTATGGATCTCGCACGTCGAGTAGCAGACAGGTATCGTCAGGCTGCCCACCCCCCTGGGAGATCCCCTAGGGCTCCGACCAAGTTTCAGCCTCGGGTCCATGCTCCGGATGGGGATGAGCCGGTGGACATTACCGAGGTGACCAAGCAAGCGGCTGGCAGCCTTTACCAAAAGCTGATCCAGGAGAGTGTGCGTGGGTTTGACCCAGGTGAGGTTGAGGCCATGATGAGGGTCTATGAGAGTACCCTGGACGGTCTTTCGAGGTCAGAGTTTATTGCCCTGGCCAAGGAAGCTGCCAAGGAACTGAAGACCATGACGCCCAGTGATCGCCAGGAGCTTGCTCGTAGTTACGGTCTTCACCATAGGTGACCAGGTGGTTGACCTTGCCCGACGTGTAGCTCAACGGCACAAGGATGCCGTGATCCGCAAGGAGAAGGGTGAGTTCTGTGTGAGGTCACCTGATAACCCTTCATGGTCGGGCGGGTGTTACCCCACAAAGTCAGAAGCAGAAGCCCGCTTGAAAGCTGTTGAATACTTCAAACACAAGTGATGACTTTCATAGGGTACATCCAAGGGTTCCTAGCCGGTGTATCTAGGGCTCATGACAAGCCCTGAGGATCTACATCGGAAGCCCTACAACGACACGGAATCTCTCTACCAGGCTGTCTTGTGGGCGATGGAAGCCTACGGGAAGTGCTTACACCCAAAGGCTGTCCTGAGGACGTCCTTCATTCTCACTCCGGACATTGGGGAGTTCGGTGGCCGTCCTGGTTGGGTGCTGTCAGCCAAGCTTGAAGGTCACGGGGATATCACTCTCGACAAGGAAGCCGAGAGGGTCGAGATCAAGGACTTGGCCACGGACCCAATCTTTACTGAGCATTGGGAGGTCAAGGCGCAGACAGTCTATTTGGCGGGGGAGGAACTCCGTAAAGAGGTGTCAGCCTCTTTGGATGCTTTCCTCACGGACAAGCGGGCCGAAGTGGTGTCGGCAGAGCAAGCTTTGACCGCTTTAAGGTCCGGTGTGGCACCGGAAGACCTCTGGGGCGACCCCACCCAATCGGAAATCCGCCTAGAAAAGGCTGTTTCTGATAGTTAGCTAATCCACTCATATTCTTCTTTTCAATCTGTCCTTAGTGGAGGAGCCACCTCCACATCAGGAGTAGATTGAGATGAATACCCAGATCCAATTCAAGTCAGGTCACCCACAGCCATTCATTGCCACCCGGACGTTCACTCTAGGCCAGAGCGGGGTTTCTATCCCCGCCGGTTCGGAGATAATGTTCGACGGCACGATGGTCAGTTACGGTGGTCAGAACATCAGCATGCCTCAGTTACGAGGGGCCATGAGGATGGGTTGGCTTGTCCCAACAGCGGACTACGACCCGAACGACAACTCGGCTTCGATTCCCCAGCCGTCCGGGGTACAGCTTCGGCACTCGACTCAGGGTGGGAACCCCCTGGACCCTGCGAACCATTCCCGTCCGGTGGCTCCCGTGGTCACGGAGGACCAGGAGCGGGAGGTGGGGAACGTTCGGCAGATGGCAGACAATGCCAAGCAGCGGAACCAGAATCGTGAGTATCGGGTCGGTGGTGACAACCGTGCCATGACCGCAGCCGAGGCCAGCAGGATCTCTGTGGAGCCGCAGGATGGGGTTCCGGTCAGGAACCTACGGACTTCGGCCAAGAATTCGACCACTCTCACGGCTGACTCCGTGGGTAGTGCTATTCGGACAGCTTCCTCGTCTGGGCAGATCCAGCCTGGCCGTGGGATGACCGAAGAGGAGATGATGGCCAGGATGACGGCCGTTCAGAGGGCCGAGTACCTGGCCACGAAGAATGCCCACAAGGCTCAGTACGTGAACGTGGATGCTGACCATGAGCGTCAGGTTGTAGGGTCTATCCAGGCTCCTCAGACGAGGGAGACTGAGGGTTTCACGGTCACCTCTGCGGTGGGTGGTGGAACCATGACGGCCGACCTGGGAGGCACGGGTGGAGCAGGAAAGGCACAGCAGGCAACGGTCGAGTCGGAGGGCATGGTCTTCCGGACGACCAATGGTCCCAAAAGGGATGTTCAGGCGGTCCAACCGGCAGCTTCGGTAGCCCCAGTGGACATCAGTGGGACCGAGGATGCCCGGAGGAAAATCGCCAAGGCTGTCTGCCCGGATTTCCCGGACCTGTACAACTTCAACGACCCCCTCCGTAAGAAGATCGCCCGCATTCAGGCTGACTTCGACGACCGCCCGGACATCATCCGTGCCATCTTTGCGGCCGAATCTGACGAAGTGAAGCAGCGGCTTCTGGCTGAGTTCCCTGATTGCTTCTGATCGTCGATAAGGCTCTTTTCAGAGATTCCTAGTGAGTCTTTGATGAGTACCCCTCCAGACGGTTGTTTGCAGCGTGCCGGGCGTCAGAAAACGGCGTCCGGCATTTCTCTCTTCTTGATCGAAGAACTGGGGGATGCCCGTCTCCATTGTGCCCAGCTTACTCATTACATCGACCTGGGCCGCCAGATTGTCGAGAAGTCGAAGGCCAAGGACCACATTTTCGAGGTCGCTGGTCATCTGATCCAGGCTATCCCGGAGCACCTCTTCAAGCTGGAGAAGTCGCTTCAGGCGGTAGCCTTGGCTGCCGACCGCATGGATTACGAGCAAATCAAGCAAGAACTGAAGCCGGAAAAGGTTGAGGAGCTGGAGAGAGTCCTCAAGCAAGTCCGTATTCGTCATGTCCCACATCGTTCCGAGCCAAGACTACCAATGAGCCCAATGAACCCAACACAAGCAGCCGAGTCCCTCCAGAGAATTGCCACAGAGATTCGGACCACGGGGAAGCTCCCGGTAGCACGGGTCTTGGACCTGGTGGCCAGCCTGGAGGGTCAGGACCGGACGGCTAGCGACCTGAAGGCCACGGCTGACGTGTTCGAGACGATGGGCAAGGCTCTGCTCACCCCCTCACCGGAGGCTCCCAAGAGGCTTCACCTGGCGGCAACGCTCAGGAAGGCCCTGGCTGACAACCTCGGCTGTGGGGACGTGATGGACGCCTCCTCGGCTGAGGATGCTGCCCGCCGGTCCAGGTTTGAGAAGGGCCAGCCCGCTGACCCCACCAAGAACATGGATCCTGCCGCTGCTGAGGAGTGGAAGGCCAAGAACGAGGAGTTCGGGGACAAGTTCGAGAAAAAGACTGCCTCGAATCTGACCCCTACGATTCAGGATATTTACCTCTATGCTAAGTCGCTGTTAGGGATAGACCCAGGTGAGCCAGGAAAAGAAAGCCGCGAGTTTTACTCGATGCTGGCCAACTTGTTTGGGGCAGAGATGCTGCTCTTCAAGAGGATGGGGGAGCGAGAGCTGGCTCAGAGGACCGACCGAGTTTATGACCTACTGACCGACTACCTCGGATGGCAAGACCCCCAGCAGTACGGTGATAAGGCGGCTGGGGAGCTAGACAACCCCATGTCCCGTCATGAGGAAGGCAAGCCTGCGGATCCCACGAAGGATATGAGTCCAGAGGATGCCAAGGAGTGGAAGCTGAACACTTTGAAGCACAAGGATGACTTCAAGGAAGCTTCGGCGTCACCCTCAGTTCTTCGAACTATCGCAAGATCCATGTCGATGATCACCAAGGATCTTGCAACGTCGAGTGCGTTCACCAGATTCTCGTTCTACGTTACAGTGGGTGACCTGATCCACACAGAAGCCAATCTCCTCAGGAAGATGGGGGAGCCTGATTTGGCTCGATTGATGTTGCGTATTGCTGATTTGCTAACTGAACGCACAGCCCCTCTTATGCAAGAGCAAGGTTGGCCCACACCGGATCCCGAGCTAGAAAGCGTCTATGCTTCCGAGGACTGGAAGAGCAAGGAGGCCATCTTCAGGGGTTCACCCGCGCTATTTCTCAATCAGGTAGAGGCAGCGAAAGGCGTTCTCCTGTCGTCCCGGATGCTGGTCCGCCAGGTCTGGGAAACTCTTGGCGAACTGGCCCGGGATGCCACCGGCACAACACCGTTCAGTGACATCTATGAGGACCCAGATATCCGTCGGGTAGAAAAGACCCTCTACAACCTCGACCATGCCATGGGTCCGGGGATCGATGGTGTGGAGTTCATTGGGCAAGCCCTCAAGAAGAAGCTGAAGTTCGCTGGGATGCTGGACAACCAGATGGCCCGTCACGAGGACTGGAAGAGCAAGGAGGCCATCTTCAGGGGTTCACCCGCGCTATTTCTCAATCAGGTAGAGGCAGCGAAAGGCGTTCTCCTGTCGTCCCGGATGCTGGTCCGCCAGGTCTGGGAAACTCTTGGCGAACTGGCCCGGGATGCCACCGGTACAACACAGTTCAGCGACATCTATGAAGACCCGGATATCCGTCGGGTAGAAAAGACCCTCTACAACCTCGACCATGCCATGGGTCCGGGGATCGATGGTGTGGAGTTCATCCTGAAGGTCCTCAAGAAGAAGCTGAAGTTCGCTGGGATGCTGGACAACCCCATGGCTCGTCACGAGGAAGGAAAGCCTGCGGATCCCACCGAGGACATGAGCCCAGAGGATGCGGCCGAGTGGAAGAAGAACACAGAGCAGTACGGTGACAAGTTCAAGTCGGCTGCCCTTGACCCAGGCCCGATGCCTCGGATGGAGCTGATCAAGACGGACAGCCTGATCGCCTACCGCAAGGGGGTTTCAGGCAACTGGCGCATGTCTCTCATGATGCTGACGGGAGTCGTAGAGGCCATCGGAGCCCTCCTGAACGAGCTGGGTGGGGGGACCGATGGGATGGGGAAGGCAACCATCCTGAATCGGGAGATCGTCAAGGTTCGTCGTGGGTTGCGTCCGTCTGACCTGGAGGAGATGGGTCTTACAGCCTCCGACGAGGACGAGCATCTCTCCCGTCATGAGGAAGGCAAGCCTGCGGATCCCACGAAGGATATGAGTCCAGAGGATGCCAAGGAGTGGAAGCTGAACACCTTGAAGCACAAGGATGACTTCAAGAAAGAAGCGTCCGACAAGGAAGCCTCGTGGAAGGTCACGGCCAAGCTCCAGAGCCGCCAGGAGAAGATCCTCAAGCAATATCTGGATTCGGCTGGGTCCAGGGCAGTGATGGACTATGATGCCTTACCATCCAACGTGAAAGAGTCCCTCCAAAAGGTCAAGGACCAAGAGACTTTACCCTCAGACGTGGATCGTTGGCTCATGGACAACAACAATCCACACCTCAAGTCGGCTTCTTGGAAGGTCGGAGCGGCTGCTCCCCTCGACATCCTCCGTGAGGTCATCACCGAAGCGAGTTCGTTGATGAGCATCGGCTCGGAGTTGAAGAAGCGCAAGATCAAGTACGAGTTCTCTTTGGGTGATCCCCCGGTTGCCCCTGCCTACTACATCGTCAACATCGGCGGGGCGAGGTACGGGATTGTCAACAAGAAGTACGCTGATCATCCGGACCTCGTTGTAGGAGATATCGCCGTCGGCAAGATGTGAACGGATGCAACCACTCACTTCACGACCTGGCTATGGAGAGGGGCATGCCGCCCTCCCCATAGCTACGTTCGATGAGAGGAGGGCTGTAGCCGAGCTGCCCTCAGGAGGCCCCTCGGATAGGGGCCTCTCGTTGGACAAGGACATCCCTGGTACCTCGACCTTCAACAAGCCTGAGGATAGTATCCGTGAGTTTGACAAGGCGGATGAGGGCTCGATCTACCGAAAAGATGGGCCAGACGACCTTGCCAAACCTCAGTCTCCCCCAGGAGGCGACAATCGGAACAGGCAGAACCTAAAGCCAAGGTATCAGGCCCCCGGGCCGCAGGACAACAGCCTCACGAAATATCCTTACCGGGACGACAAGCCCAACACGCACAATGCAATGGCTTTGCGTGTAGCCAGGCAGTTTCAAGCGGACACCAAGAATGTCCAGCGGCTTGAGGCTCTCATCCAGGGCGTGAAGGATCCATTACGTCGAATCGACGGCTGGCAGGCTCCCAAGGATGATGCTCAACGGGAAGTCCTAGTCAAGGAGCTTGGGAAAGCGGCACAGAAGCTCTATGACGAGGCGGTGTTCATCTTCGAGGATGAGGCACGGGGTAAGCTTCAAGAGAAGACCACCCACATGCGGCGGTTCAAGAACTTCCGCAAGATCGTCAAGGACTTTGCCGGGATACAGACTTGGGAGGAAGCACAGCAAGCCCTCAAGAAGCGGGCACCCGGGTACGCCTCCGCGAAATTTAATGAGTACGCTCGGGAGGCCATCGCAGTACTGAGGTACTTCGATTCTACTATCGCGGCGACCATTTCCATCGAGGATTATACGGTCACTCTGGTGGAAGCGGGGAAATCAGAATGGTCGAAGGGTGAGGTGGAAAAGCTTAGGTCGGTCTTGGAGAAGACCAACGCTCTTCTCGGCAAGGCTGGTCTAGGGGCATCCACTGGTGGGCGGGTCTTTGCGTGGACGGCAACGCAGCTCTCAGGGGCAGCTCGCGGATCGGCTGGAGCACAGGCCAGCTACCATTGGCCTTCAGATTCAGTGAAAATCGCCATCGGTGGGAGTTTCAAGGAGACTGTCCACTCAGTCGTGCATGAGCTTGGCCACAGGGTCTACTTCAAGACCTTGGGTTCCAAGGGACGTGGTGCCTGGGAGGAGTTCTTCGGGGCCAATGTCCAACCTCCCGATCTGGACGCCCTCTTTAAGAAGTGGGATGCCTGGAAAGCCTCTGGAGGTTGGGAGGCTGAGAAATACGGAGACTGGCTGGGGTACTTCATCAGTCACCTGAAGTCCAAGGGTGAAGACGATGCGGTGATGTGGCTCAACCTGATCGCTGAAAAGGCGGGCATCCAAGAGAACATCGATAACGTGACGGGCTCCCCTAAGAAGGGGGCTATCTCCGGGTATGATCAGCTCAAGGCCAAGGCTGGCGAGATCAAGGTATTCCTCTACCCAGTCAGTGCCTACTCTGGCAAGGATGCGGCTGAGTTGTTTGCCGAGACTCTAGGATACCTTCTGGTGGACGGACCCGGAAAGGTACCGGAGATAGTCAGGGACGCTTTTAGCAGGGCTGTCCCTCGCCTCAAGGTGGCTGAGGAAGCCGAGATCGTGGTGGGGCTCTATCTGGTGGCCTCGGCTCCGGAGATGGTCTTACCGCCGGAGTCTCGGATTGCGGCGGCCCTACCTGAGATTGAGAACAGGCTCAGCCCTGAGATTGAGGACAAGGGTAAGCAGTGTCGAGCTTCCCTCAAGCGTGCTGACCTGAAGAACCTCCGTTGGATCTTCGCTGTGAACTGCGGGAATGGCCCCAAGGTGGTACGCCTCAAGGCTAACCGGTCTGGTAACGTGGTACAGTTCTCCAAGCTGGACCTCCAGCTTGCTTGTTCTTGCCCAGCCTGGAGATGGCAGGGGCCTGAGTACCATGCCAAGCAGCAGGATTACCAGGATCCGAACACGCCCTTACAGGGGACAGCTAGTGCTCCCAACATCCGAGATCCCAAGAGGGTCCACAAGGTGTGCAAGCACGTAGCTTCAATTTTAAGCATGACCCGCAACTGGACACTCCCGTCGGGCAAAATGAAGAGGAAATAAAGATGCCTATGTACCAATTGAAATGCCCAGCTTGTGAGAACCAATGCACCCGGCGGCTCACCTTCTCACAGTATGACTCCGTGAAGGCTGGAGATGAAATCCTGCCTTGCACGAACTGCGACAAGGGAGGGATGCTGGAGTTCGTTTTCGCCCCAGGTGACGTTGGTTTTGTGCTGAGGGATGGGGTCTCGGGGGGCTGGATCTCCAAGGCCAACAAGGAGAGCAAGTACAGGGGCAAGCGCAAGACGGACATGATTCGGAGGGAGAAGGACCACGTGTTCAAGAACAAGCTGATCCCCAATCTTGGGGGTGCCGAGGCCCACTCCTGGAAGGATGTCCAAGATGAGGTCAGGTCCAAGAAGGGCGAGCTGGCAGCGTCCACTTACATTCCTCTTGTAGCCAAAGAAAAGAGAGCGTCATGAGCGTCCAAAGAGAATTCTCCATCCGTCGGCGTCGGGCTGGCTTGGTGGACATGATCACTCCGAACCGTACAGGTGCGGGGATTGCGGCGTACACCATCGAGACAGCCACTAATTTTGATGGCATCTTCGCGGCCATCATCACAAACCAGCAGGGTTTCTTGGATGATGACCCCACGACGGGGATCAACCGAGCCGTCCTGGATTCGATGCCTGGGCAGAACCACAGGTTCGTGTTCAACCCCGCTACCTTCAGCATCACCGATACAGGTCAATTCTGGCTGCGGTTGAAGCAACTGAACGCGGCTGGGGCAACGGTGGCTACCAGTCCTCCGGTCCTGGTGCTTCCTGAGAGTGAACGGCATTCCAGAAGCAGAATCATCCTCAAGGGAACGGCACCCAATGGGGCTGCCGTGGCCAACAGCTTGCACATTTACCTACCGTTTGGGTGTGCCAACTTGGTGGTGCAGAATCAGGAATCGGCGACACATCTGTTCGTGGCGACGACTGTCGGGGGCACGGAAACGGATCTGAGTCCTGATGCATTGCCCGAGTTCACAACCTATGACGGCGTGGTGGAGCAGCTTCTTGTTCGAGGTGGCGGGGCTACGGCAGTTTTCTCGGCACACTTTGTCGCGGCCTACCCGATATGAAGAACCCCCTCACCCATGCCTACAGGGTCATCCAGGCCAACTTACGGGAACGTAAGAAGGCTAAGGAGCGATCCCCGAAGTGGGCAGGGGTGCGGGACCGGTATCTCAAGAAGCACCCTGTCTGCGAGGCTTGTGGAGCCAAGAGCAAGCTACAGGTTCACCACCGGCAGCCCTTCCACCTGTTCCCTGAGCTGGAACTGGAGGGGACCAATTTGGTGACCCTCTGCATGACCATCCGGGAATGCCACCTTGAGATTGGCCATGGGACTTTTTGGAAGTTGTTCAACGCTCGTCTGGAAGAGCATTTACAACGGTTACGGCTGAACCCGAAGGATCGCCAACAAGTCGAGAAGGAAGCTCGTTCATCCGCTTTGGCGGTTAAGTGATTCTTGTTCCTCGGAACTTTGATAGACGGCCTTTGCCTGACTTCCAAGTACCCATCCGTTTGGCCATGGACCCTAATGAGGCCAAAGTGGCCTCCAGGCAGGCCCCCAAGGATAGCCTGCAAGTTCCTTTTATGCCCCCTGCAAGGCGTAGGGACAAGATTTACCCTTCGAAAGACTCTCAGGAGAGACCAGGATGTTCCGACTCATTCACTCACAAGTTGGCTTGGGAGCCCTTTCCGTCGATGACATCGATGATGGCCTTCCAAACAAGGAAGTCCACCGGATGGGCTCAACGGCAGACCCCAAAGCCTACAAGCGGGATGGGTATGCCAACGAGCCGAAGCAGCCGTCGTACATCCCACGGGTCAAGGCCACAGAGCCGACCATCCCTGGGTACATCGACCTAAAGGAGACGGATCGGGTGATCCGTTCGGTTGGCGGCGGCAAGATTGCTGGCCTACAGCGGGCTGGTCTCATCTCGGTGGTGTCCTTCGTGCCGAGTGACCTGGCTACCCCCACGGTAGCTACGGCCGACCTTGGTACCCCCGGGGTAGGTGACCTGACCATTACGGGAACTGGATTCTTGTCCTTGAGCCCGGATGTCACCTCGGTGATCATTACGGGTACAGGGGCACAGACCATCCCGGCGTCTCTGTTCAACTCCATCAACGCCACCACCATCGTCATCCTGGCAGCGAACGTTCCAGGCGTGGTGTTGACGGCCTCGTTGGCAAAGGTACGAGCAGACGGTGCCACCTCAACCCCAGCGGTTGCGCTGACCTGAACCCCGTGACGTGCAGTATCTCCTACTCCCACAGCTCATCGAGCAAGAAGGTGATTCTTTCTACAGGATCACCTATCGCTGGAAGCCCAAGGGCCTCATTCCGGAGCCTTACCGCCGGAACATGCTCAAGGATGCCCAAGCGAAGTTCGAGAGGCTCTCGTTGGCCGAGCCGGAGATTCTCACGCTCATGTATGCCGACAGGTATTTCAAGATCCTCCGAGCGATGCGTCTTCAACTCAGGAAGGCTCACTTCGCCTGGAGGTCAGACGACTTGGAGCTTCTCAGCCAGCTCGGGGATTTCTACTCGGGCTATGGGATCCTCCTCAGGTACCTCAAACTAGAGCAACAACGGGGCCGGTTCGAGAAGCCTCAAACTTTGAAATCACAGGGAGTTTAGTCATGCGAGTAGGCGTCATTCGTGGAGATATGCCAGGTCCGGTTCTTCTTTCGGACCTTGAGCCCGTGTCCAAGTTCAATCCCCCGACTGAACCTCGTGGGCAGGAACTTTACATCAGCCGCCCGACGGTAGCTGAGGTTGAGGGAGTTCTGTCTAACGCTACAACCGGAGCTGGTGCTGTCCTGAACGGCAGCAACATCTCAGGGTCGTTCCCCCTGGCCATCACGGGAGCCAACGATGACCTCCGGCTCCGGACGAGTGCAACCCCCACGGCCTTCACGGTTGTCCTCGTTCCACAGGCAGTCTATGCCTCGCTGACCACCCTGGTAGCAGCCGTGAACGGAGCGGTTCAGGGTCTAGGGATCTTGGCCCGGACGAACGTGGCTGGGAACGGGATCGCCTTGGAGTCTCTCACGAAGGGGGTTACCTCCTTCATCGAGAATGACACCGTGGCCAACGGGTCGGTGGGTAACACTGCCCTGGGTCTTGCCAACGGCGCTATCCGGACGATGGTTCCAGCGGCAACGCTGATCACCAACTGTCTCCCAGTGGGTGGTCCACTGGACGTGTCCACGGGCACCATCACTGGGTCTGGTGCGACAACAGCTTCCTCGGCCCTGAACCTCATCCCCACGGCTCGTGGAACCACGGCTGCTGTGGCAAACGCCATTGCCCCGCACATCTACGAGAGCACCACGGCTATCGACAGCTTCCTGGTCGGGGACATGGCCGAACTGCTGAACGCCGCCTTCAACCCAGACCCCCGCAGGGTTCCTGCTCTCACCAGCGGTGCGGCCATCACGGTAGTTCAGGATGACGGAAGCACAGCGTTCGCAGCCACGCTCCCGGTCATCACAACGGCCGACCTCAACACCCCCGGTGCGGGCGACCTAACCATCTCGGGCACCGGCCTTGGCACCCTGGAGCGGCAAGAGACGGTCATTCACCTGACCAATGCCACCACTGGGTACAGCAAGACATTGCTCCAGAAGTTCATTGAAGCGGGTGGCGGTAGTGTGTCGGCCACTGCGGTGGTTATTCCGGCAGCTCTGATCCCCGGTGCCACGCTCACCACAACCTCGGCTCAGGTCAAGGTAAGGCAGCGTGTCTCGGGCATCACTGCCCTGACCTGATACGGGTCCCTGTTTGGGACTTACGATTCCTACCCCCGAATGGGGTAGGAATCGAGATGGAGATGACATATGAATACCCCAAATGCGAACGAGTTTCGGACGTCTGATCTGTACTTCGCTGGCTACCTTCAGGTTGCGGGAGTACAGATGCTCCGGACTGAGAGGAACGGCACCGGTAAGGTGTCCTTCATCTTCGATATGAGCATTGCCAATATTGAGGAGCTGAAGGGGGCTTGGTTCAATCAGAGTGGGAAAGTACCGGCTCTCCCATACGCTAACGCCATAAAAACATTGAAATCTGTGTGCCACATGTAAAGAAGTGTTGCGGAAAGAGTGGTCTATCTGGAGTGTTGGCAGGCTCAGTTTTCCTCTGATACCCCGTTGAAGTAGAGACAACGAAGCCCGGATGGACGCAAAAACCACCTACCTAGAAAACGCTCTGCTCAATGGTGTCCTCAGGAACATCCCCTACACACCTCCTGGGACAGTCTATGCGGGCCTTTTCACGGCGGATCCAGGGGTGGCTGGTTCCCAGGCCAATGAGGTTAGTGGGGGCTCTTATGCCCGTGTGGCAGTGACCTTCGGGGCACCTTCGGGAGGTACTTGTGCAAACACAGGTGTTGTGTCCTTCCCGACAGCCTCAGCCTTGTGGGGCACTGTGACCTACGCCGCTATTCTCGACGCAGCTACCGTGGGCAACATGCTCTACAAGGGATCCTTGGCAACCAACAAGACAGTAGACATCGGGGATACTGTTTCATACGCCAACGGAGCCCTCACCGTCTCTGAGACCTGAAGTGGAGTAATTGTGATTGTCTACGGTCGTCTCATCCCAATCAATCGAGTGGTCTTGGACCAGGCGGACATCTTCGCCCCGGACGATTTCACTCGGGTCACGGGCCTGACCGTAGCGGACCTCACGGCCACGCTGTTCTACAACAACGCGGCTCAGCCCTGGACATTCACCTCAGGAGCGACCGTCATGGACGCCCAGGTGGCGGCAGGATCGGTCTACTTCAACGAGATCACGGGCCAGCCAGGGTTCTACAGCGTGCGGTTCAGGCCGAACGCTGTGGGCTTCTGGAGGCTCTGCTTGGGATACGCCGCTGGGCCTAGAGCCCTGGCTTTCGGCTACGATGTGGTCCAGGAGCCCCCCTTGGTGGCCTCGGGTCTCAAGTCTTCATTTGTACCCCTGTAAGGTAGAGCATGTCCAAGACAGACTACCTAGAGGCGAACCTCATCAATCACGTCCTGCGTGGCATTGCCTACCCTGTCCCGGTGTCCATCTGGGTGGCCCTGTTCACCACGGCTCCTGGTGAGGCGGGCGGCGGTGTTGAGGTCTCGGGGGGCAGCTACACTCGGCAGCAAGCCCTTTGGACAGCCCCGGCAGGAGGCTCCACGAACAACACGGCGGATATCATCTTCCCGGTGGCCACGGCCAACTGGGGGGTGGTTACCTCCTTCGCTCTCTTCGATGCTGTGGTAGCTGGCAATATGCTCTACTACGCCAACCTCAATGCTCCCAGGAACGTCTTGATCAATGACCTGGTCAAGTTTTCTGTGGGCCAATTGCAAGTGACCGAGGATTGAGCCATGGCCAACGCTTTATTTGACTACGGCCGAGAAGGCTATTTGAACGGTGGCCTCAACTGGCTATCGGATGATGTTCGCTGTATCCTGGTAGATACTGGGCTCTACACGCCCAACTTAGCCACGGACCAGTTCCTCACGGCCATCCCTGGTGGTGCCAGGATCTCGCTCAGCGGATCCTTGACCACCAAGACAGCTACGGCCGGTGTGGCCGATGCCGATGACGTGAGCTTCACGGCTGTCACGGGAGCCACTGTCGAGGCCATCGTACTTTACAAGTACACAGGGGTTGATGCCACCTCTAGACTGATCGCCTACATCGATACGGCCACAGGTCTTCCGTTCCTCCCGTCAGGCGGAAATGTGGCCATACAGTTCGATAATGGGGCTAACAAAATCTTCAAGCTCTGAGAGGAAGTCATCAATGTCCGGAGATCAAATCAAGACGACCGTAGACCTCGGCCAAGACGCTCATATCGAAGCCAACAGTGCTGAGCATCTCGGACAGAGGATCAGCCACATCTACCACGTTGAATGCTACGGCCCCGATGGGCAGCTCAAGTGGGAGGACACCTACCACAACCTCGTGACGACGGCTGGCCTCAACAAGTATCTGGATGCGACCCTGAAGACCGGGCTCACTACCCCGACCTGGTTCGTTGGGCTCATCACCGGTCCCGGTGCCGGTAACACCTATGTTGCTGGGGACATTATGTCCTCTCACGCTGGGTGGACTGAGAACACCACCTACTCGAACGGTACTCGTCCTGCATGGACCCCCGGAACCATCGCAGCAGGATCCGTGGACAACTCGGCTTCCAAGGCCATCTTCAACATCAACGGTACAGCGACAGTCGCAGGTTGCTTCATGGTGGACAACTCTACCAAAGGTGGTACCACAGGGACTCTCTTAGGCGAGGGTAACTTCACGGCTGGTGACCGCCTGGTTCAGTCTGGGGACACTTTAAATGTTACGGTGACCGCTACCCAGTCATAAACCTGAATGAAACCGTATATTTGCAAGCACCACGGTCCTCAAGAGCCGTACATCTATGACCGCAGTCAGCACGGCATGAACTGCAACTTCTCCCTCGGCCGGTACGGCTACTGCCCACACAAGCGGCTCCAACTCGTAGTCTCACAGTAAGATGGCCTTCTACTCCTTAGCCCAACGCACAACGGCCACGGCGACCAACACGCCGTCGTGGGAGATCCGTAGTGCGTCCACGAACAAGCCCAAGATCATCGAGATGGGTTTGGTTCAGGCTTCGGCCATAGCAGGGATGTATGGGATAGGTCGTCCTGGTGCCATCGGGGTGACCCCCACCACCCCTCAGACGTTCGTGACTGAGGATGCTGCTGGAGCCCCCGCTGCTCTGACAACTGGAGCTTTGGCTTGGGGTACAGCCCCAACGCAGCCCACGTTCTTTGACCGCAAAGCCACTTTGAATGCCGTCGTTGGCCAAGCGATCATTTGGACGTGGCCCCGTGGGTTCGATATCCCAATCAGCAGCTCTGTAATCATCTGGATTATTTCAACTGCCCCCGTCTGTGACGTCTGGGCCGTCGTGGACGAGTAAGGAAAAGCATGTCACTTTATGGTCTTTCCCAGCGTACAACTGCCACGGCAGCCGCCTCAGCATCATGGGAGGTTCGTTCCGCAGCTACGAACAAGCCTCGTGTCATGGAGGTCGGGATCTCTCAGGTCGCAGCTACAGCCGGTGTCTTCGGCTTCGGTCGTCCCGCCGCCATTGGCATCACACCGACCTCACCTCAGAACTTCGTAGCTGAGAACGATGCGGCTGCTCCGACCTCGCTCTCAACGGCAGCGGTTGCTTGGGGTACAGGTCCGACCGTTCCGACCAACTTCAACCGACGTATCGCGTGTCCCGCTACAATTGGAGCCGGGGTCATCTGGACCTTCCCCCGTGGCGTGGACCTCGCAGTCAGCAATAGTGTGATCATCTGGATCATCGCCATCGCTCCGGTCTGCGATGTGTGGGCTGTTATCGACGAGTGAGGGTATAACCAATGAAGCTGGATGGTGGAGATGGCCGACAGGTAACTGGAGTAGTGACGATCAAGCTCTGGTCAGACGGAGCTATGTCCGTCGAAGGGCCGGTCGAGGACACGGCCTTCTGCCTAGCCATCCTGGAGAACGCCAAGGACGCGGTCCGCAACCACCGTTCACACCGTGATCATCTTGTGATCCCCAGCTACGACGTTTCTATCGAGCAGCCGTTGAACAAGGTGACCGCATGAGCGGTCTACTCGGAGCTGGTACAGGCCCCCAGCCCACGACGATGCTACAGGCATCTTCGGAGCAGGGATACCTTCCTTACTACCAGTGGTACGGTTGGAATGCCCAGCCGTTGGAGCCCTGGAGGGATGCTATCCTGTGGCCCTATAGCAAGATGTCTGGCATGGATGGGACGAGCAGTCTTATCGGCCTGGATAGCAACTCTACGGGTCGGTGGGGTGTAGAGCGTGGCAATGACTCTGCTGGAGGGCAGCAACGGCTGAAACTCACAGGAACGACCAGGGATAACACAGGTGCCGTGCTGGGTAGCTGTATGGTGCTGGGCTTCCGTTCAAGTGATGAAGCTTTTGAAGGTCAGATGACCTCGGACACGGCTGGGTACTTCGAGTTCCCCTGCCAGTACACGACTGCTCACTACCTCGTTGCCTACAAGCCGGGTGGACCCGATGTGGCCGGAACAACCGTAAACACTCTGATTCCGGTGTAACCCATGGCGTTGGCCGACATCACCCTGCAACCGACGGGGTTGGATGGGCCGAACGACATCCGACTCTACGTTCCATCAGGCACGGCTCCGGCCAGGGCTCTGAGCATCATTCTGTTCAGCACAACCCCTCCATATGGGGCGAACGATGTTATCCTTGGGTCTATCCAATCGGGGACTGTTCTGTGGGAACAAACTCAAACACTAAGTCAAACAGCAGCGGGGTTCACTACAGACCAGACGCTTGATGCAGCAGGAAACCAGACCCTTCCTGTAACGGCGGGGTTCACCACAACCACCAATCTGGATGCAGTAGCATCCGAGACACTCCCCGTAACGGCTGGGTTCACCCCGACCAACGATCTCACTGCCCTGGCTTCTCAGACGTTTGCTCAGACAGCCGCGTTCAGTGAGGTGGGGAACCTGGACATCCCGGCTTCACTGGCCACCTCACAGACGGGAGGCTTCTCGACTGATTCCCAGTTGGGTGTTGGGGTAACTCTAACGCTGCCCGCAACTACTAGCTTCACAACCACCGAGACTCTGGATGCTGTTGCATCCCAGACGCTCACTCAAACAGCAGCACTCACTCAGACCAACGACCTCACTGCTGTTGCATCCCAGACGCTCACTCAGACCGCTGCCTTAGTTCTAGTCGGAACCCTAGACATCCCGGCTTCTCTAGGAACCATATCGACTACGGCGGGGTTCACCGCTTCTAGCACAATCAGCTTCTTCCTGAGCACAACGCTCCCGACCACAACAAGTTGGTCTACGGCCAACGATCTCACTGCCCTGGCATCCCAGACGCTCGCACAGACGGGTGTATTTGCCCCAACCAACGACCTCACTGCTGTAGCTTCCCAAACGCTCGCACAAACAGGTGCTTTTGTCCTGACAAGTTCAGTGGACATCCCTGTTTCTCAGACGATAGCGACTACCGGAGCGGGGTTCGTAGTCACCGAAACATTGGACGCCGCTGGGAATCTGATCCTAGCTGTCACACCTGTCTTCCAGCCGTCCAACGATCTCACTGCCCTGGCTTCTGAAACGCTGACCACAACTGCTGGATTTACGTCCGACAGGGCCATCGACTACTTCTCCTCCACGGCTTTCAGTCAAACCTCGACTTGGGCTTCTTCAAACAATCTAGATGCTGCGGCTGCCAGTGCATTTGCCTCTCATCCGGATGCTGTCGAGGGGGAAACCGCCACCTACAATCTCCTCAACTCGTTCAACACGACGGCTGTCTGGTATACCGGTAACGTAATCGAAATGAATGGTACGGTTACGTTTGCGGTCACCACCATCGTGACATTGGTGGGAACCGTTGTGTCCGTAGCAGACTCGGCGTTGACCCTGACTTCGACGGCAGGGTTCACAGGGTCCGTCAGTGTCACCATCCCCGTTGCTGTGGTTCTCCCCGCTTATCCGGGATACACGGCCTCAGAGATTCTCACTGCACAGGCCAGCACAAACCTTCCGGCGATTGCTGGTCAGACTTTAACAAATCAGGCCGACATGGTCGGCAATGCATCTCTGAGCACCATCACGGGGTGGACTGTACAGGGGTCACTGGACATCCCTGCCAGTACGACGCTGTTCACGTTACCTACGATGGTCCTGGATGCGTCCATCGTCAAAAATCTCTTCCCTGTAGGGATCCTGTCAGGTGAGGCATTTGGAACATCCATCCAAGAGTTCATCCCTCGGCCTACAGGAGTCTTCTCGGCTGAGGCGTTCGGCCTACCTACTCAGGAATTCCTCCTCTCTTCGAGTATCATTCAACCTCCGGGCATCCTGTCGGCCGAGGCGTTCGGGACGCCCACTCAGGCGTTTGACCTAACGGAATACAGGCACGTCGTGGCATTCCTAGGCATCTCATCTGTGGGGGCGTTCGGATCCGTCCAGGTCGTATACATCCCGGTCGTGTTCAAACCGTCCGGAATCCCGTCTGGGGAGGCTTTTGGCACCCCATCGCAGAGTCTCTTTTTGACACACTAAGAGAGAACCCTCGTGCCAACTACTTGGATCCCCTCAGCAGAAGCGTTCGGAACCCCGAAGCTCACCCAGACCATTGGGGCTTCGAGTATCCTGTCGGCCGAGGCGTTTGGCACTCCGATTGTCACGTTCAGCAGCGTCACGCTGATTCAGCCGACAGGGATCCCCACCGGGGTGGCGTTCGGCACCCCAACCCAGGCTTTCCTTCCTGGGCCTGTGGGGATTCCCAGCGGGGCGGTCATCCCGAGCCCGCTGGTCAAGACCACCTACACAACTCTGCTCTGCTCGGGTGCGGTCTATGGGACGGGGATTCTGTCTATCCCCGTCCTGTTGCTCTCAGGGACCACTGCGGGGACCGCTACTGTCACGGGGGATGCTACCCTTGTTCTTCTCCTCCGAGGGCTCATACAGGGCGTAGGGACGTTAGGCGGGCACTTCCCGGACCCTCTCATCGGTACGTCCCTGATGGTCGGGTACCTCTGGCAGGAGCAGATGCCGGAGCCGGTCTGTGCTTGCCGGACTCCCCAGCCGGTCACCCAGACTAGGTGTTCCTGTGGTGGCACCCTTCTGGTCCAACAGACCTCTGCCCCTTGCCCCTGTTCAGGGGGAGGGCCATATAGGTGGAACGAGTTTTTCCCCTCTGGGACGGGAGGACTTCAACTGTTCCTCCGCAACTCGGCTGGGGCTGTGATGCCCGCATCGGTCAGTTTCACGCTCTACTGGCTCAGGAACGGCATCCCCTTCCAGGCTGGGCCAGCGAACCGTGTCCCCGCACGAGGCCCAAATGTGGGGCAGTTCTACGTTACCGGGAGGGTCGGAGAGTTTGGACAGCCAGGCGATTGGCTGGTACGCTGGACCTATCAGCAGAACTTCTTTTCACCCATCCAAGAGGTGGAGTCTCGATTCAGCGTCCAGGATGCCGTAGCGGCAGCCGATCCAAGAGACACGACCGTCAGGATCTTGAAGTACGGATGGGATTGAAGCATGACCTACAGCTACGACCGTGTGGGTGCTCAGGTTGTTTCGGCAACGGAGCAAACCTACT